TCCAAAAGAACTTGATTACTGTAAGAGTTGAAGCTCGTATTGCATTCCCTATCTACTACAACAGTGCGTTTGTATATGGTGATTTCGGTAACGTAGCTTAATCCTAGATTAATCTAAAATATAAGGGGTAGCCTAAAAAGCTGCCCCTTTTTTATGTCCGCTATATTTTAGTTATTTTTGTAAAAACAATGGCATAATGCAAATAGTAAGAGATATAACGACCACAGTAGCACCTACAGCCACAGTCGTTACTTTAGCGGAAGCTAAGAATTACCTTAGAGTAGATTACAGTGAAGATGATACTTTGATTACATCTTTAATCAATACAGCTCAAACAAGACTTGAGCAATATGCAGGAGTTGCAATGACTCCTAGAACATTAAGAGTTGTAGCTTATGTAGATAGCTTTATAGAGCTACCTTATGTTCCTACAAACACAATATCAGCAGTAGAATACTGGGATAGCACAGCTTGGGTAGCAATGTCTGTTGGGGATTACCAGGTGCTTGGTGAAACCACCAAAAAGATTTACATGACTAGCATTTTTGATAACGAGTTTAGATTTACTTACACTTGTGGTTATGCTACAACTCCTGCAACAATGAAGACTGCCCTTTTAAAGATGGTTTCAGACCTATATGAGTACAGAGAGTCTTCGGTTGAAGCAACTAAGCCTTCAGCTAATTTGATGACCGCATACGAGCTTATGAAGCCATTTAAACGCATAAACGTTATTATCTAATGATAGGCAAATTACACAATAGGATTACTTTCCAAAGTCAATCAAGCGTTTCTGACGGAGCTGGAGGAATAGTAACTACTTTGGTAGACTATTACACCTGTTGGGCTCAGATGTCTAGGAACACAAATGACAGGTCAGATATAGCAGGAAAAGATAATATAAGCGATGACATTACTTTTAGAATTAGATATACTACCTCTAAAGTGTTTACAAATAAACTTGTAATATCTTATAATTCAAACCTTTATAATATTAACTCAGTTATTGATGAAGGTGATAATAATAGATATTTCTTAATAGGCTGTTCAACTCTTAAATAATGGCAAAATTTAAAATGAACGTTATTGGTTTACAATACGTTAAGAATAAATTAGATAATTCACCAAAGGTTTTGTTTACAAAAGCATCTAAAGTTATTTATGAAACTGCTGTAGAAATTGAAAATAAAGCTAAAAACAGAGTTGCAGTTGATACAGATGCGTTAAGATCATCAATTAGGGCTTCAAGATTATCAAATGGCTCATCTATAATCAAAGCTGGTTTATCAAATGTTAGCAACTCTAAAGGACATTTAGTAAATTATGCAGCATTTGTAGAGTTCGGTACAGGCAAAAAACCAAATTTATCTTATAAAAACTTTGATAATTCTGCCTTAACTGTTTATGCAGGAGAGTTTAAAGGAAGAGGATTAAGAAAAGTTCAAAGAACCGCAGGTCCTTATTTATTTAACTCTACAGATGAATTAATAGGTAAAATGGTACAAGGGATTAAAGATATAAAGATATAAATATATTTCGTTAAATTTGTACAAAATCAATACCATGACAATTACACTAAACGAAGAGCAGGTAAAACAATTAGATGCGTTTATTCAAGAAATGCCGACTAAGTATGGTTTACCTTTAACCCAGTTCTTATCAAAACTTGCTCAAGAGCAAAATCCTGAGGAAGTAAAAGAAGAAACAGAAGCTTAATGAAAGATTGCGGTTTAGCTATAAGAAAGGCTTATGTAGATAAGTTAGCATCACAAAGTTTTTCTTTGGGTGTTTATGATACTATTGCACCTGATACAGTTAACCCTCCTTTCTTGATTATAAGCAGTCAAACATCAGTTGAAAATAGCGACAAACAGAGTTATAACTTTGATGTCACTATACAGTTTGATATTGTTTATAAAACAAATAAGTCAGGTGAAGTAGGGCAAAAATCGGTAGACCAGTGGGCTAACGAATTGTTAGGGATCATAGGCGTTAATGTACCAGATTACCCAAGTGCTTCTCCTGACTTTAAAATAGTTACTCGTAAGATTGGTACTAACTTTGCTACGTTTGATTATGTAGATGAAGCTTATATCTTTAGAAGAGTAATCACAATGGAACATTTTGTAACTCAAATATTATAAAAAATTAAAATAAAATAAAATGCCAACAACAGGAATTTTTAATGGTACAAACCTAGTAGTGCTTGTAGGAAGTGAAGTAATAGCTCACTCTACATCTTGCTCTTTATCAGTAAGTGCTGATTTACCAGATGCAACAACTAAATCAAGTGGCGGATGGGCTGAAGAAATCGGTGGATTACGCTCTTGGTCTTTAACTACAGATGGTCTTGCTACTGTAGAACCAACAAATGTTAACTATTCAGTAGGAGATATTTTCTCTGCTTTAAATGGTAGAACAGCCGTTACAGTTAAGTTTACAACAGCTTCTGGATCAACTGCTATTGTAGGTGATTTAGCATGGTCTGGTCTTGCTTTTGTAGAAAGCTTAGATATTACTGCTGATATGGAATCTCCAGTTACTTATTCTGCATCTTTTACAGGAACAGGACAATTAACTCAAGCAGCTAACGTAGCACCATAATAACACCAAAAACACCAAAATATGAGAGGACATTACGAACTGAAATTAACTTCAGGCGATAGAATACAATTGCAATTTTGCACATGGTCTTTAAAGAGATTTTGCAAATTACAAGGTATTGGACCGTCAGAAATAGGAGATGCTTTAAGTGGAGATAATTCACTTGAAGCTATTACTAACCTGCTTATATCAGCAGCAGAATATCCGTTATATAAACAAGGCATAACACCTAATTATACAGATATAGATGCTTGTGACTGGATTGATGATATGGGAGGCATTGGTGGTAGTAAGTTTCAAGAAGTAATTTTGTCTTTGACTGAAAGTTTAAGTAGTGGTTTAGAAGAAACAACTAATAAGAAAGCTACTAAAGGTGCAGTAAAAAAAAATTAGAGTGGATTGATATTGAAAGATATACAATGGGGGAGTGCCAAGTGCTTCCCCATTTGTTTTGGGATATGACGATGGCTGAATTAGACTTTGTTTGGTATGGTTACAGGCATAAAGAAGAGCAAGAGTGGGTTAAAATTAGGTGGCAAACAACAATCCTTGTTAATATGCAAACTAAAAAGAAGGTTAAGCCTACTGACCTTTTAGAACTTGACTGCGATAATCGTAACTTTGTAAAGCAAAGGGTAATGACACCTGAAGAACTTCAAGACGTTCTAAAAAAATACGAAAACGTAAAACCAATAAAGCAAAATGGCTGATCAGAATATTAAAGTTAAGATTGATTTAGACGTAACCGAGTTTAATAAGAGTGTAAAGGCAATGTCCGATGCATTATCTAAAGTTCTTGGTAAAGATGTTGAAATCTTTAACGGCAAGATAAATAAAACTAAAAAGCTTGTAGAAGATACAGATAAAGCGTTAAATAACGCAACATCATCTATAAATAAAGCTGGTAATTCTTTAAAACAATCAAACCAGCAATGGACTAATTTAGCTTTAGTTGTTCAGGATTTACCATTTGGATTTAGAGGTATTCAAAATAACCTTCCTGCTTTACTAGGCGGGTTTGCTGCTGTTACAGGTCCTATTTACTTAGGTATATCTGCGGTTATTGCTGCATTAACTATATGGGATGAAAAGACTAGACAAGCTGCTTCTGCTGCTAAAAAGCTTAAAGAAGAACAAGCTAGTTTAAATGATGAGATTTTACAAAGTACACAATCTGGAAGACAGCAAGGTATATTGTTAAAAGCTTACATAGATATAGCGAACAATGCAACATTAACAGATAATGTAAGAAATGAGGCATTAAAAAAAGCGAATGAGTTATATGGAGAGCATAATCAAAAACTAACTCTTGCTAATATTAATACCGAAAAGGTTAAGAAAAGTGTTGATGGTTATATTCAGAGTTTAATACACATGGCTGTAGCTCAAAAGTATTCAGATCAAGTTGCCAACAATATAGTTAAAACTGATAAAATACAAGCTCAGATTGACAAAAAGAAAGAGCAGAGTTATGCTTTATTATTAGAATATACTGGTAAACAAACATTAGCATCTAGAGATGTTGTTGATGTTATGTATGATAGAAGAGTTGTTGAAGGAGAAATTGCTAAATTAGAAGCTCAAAAAGCTGCAAATGCTCAAGAACTAATTACTTTAACTGATAAGTATTCTAAATCATTACTTGAAGCAACAAAATTAAGTGCAGAATTTGGTAAAATTGAACAAACAAAAACAACTAAGGCTGAAAAACCTTCAACACTTTTCTTAACCTTTTCGGTATTAATATTAGCAAGAGTTAGTTTTTGATTATGCTCTCCATATAACTCATTC